ACCGAGATCTACACTCTTTCCCTACACGACGCTCTTCCGATCTGCTTCTACCTTTGTGACTAACCTTAAAGACAATATCGGGCGAGCTTTGCTCCCTGCTATGGCTTCCCTCTTGGACGTCACAATGAAGAATAACGAGAGCCTACTCTCTACTACTGAGGACATCAATAAGCTAGGTAAGGTTTTCTATCGTGTCGGTCAGGTACTCATCGTAGTAGGAAAGGGAATAGAGAACGGCTTTAGGATTATTGTCGGTGCTGTTCAGCACTTCACTCTTCAGACTGCTAAGAGTATTCAGAAAGTTCTATCTGTAGCTAGCAAGGCTACTAAGGCTCTTCGTTTAGAGTCTGAGGCTGTAGAGAATGGGCTACAGCTCACTAATTACTTCATTGCCGATCTTAAAAAGAAGATGGGTGAAAACCTTACAGGCATCGAGGACAATGCACAGACTATTACTACAGCTCTCAGTGAGGCTCTTGATCCACAGCAGTACCAAGCTATCGGAGAGGGAGATGTAGCTGCTCTTATGGGTGACATAGGTAATGCCACAGAAACGGCAGCCGCTAAAGCAGAGGAGGCAGGGGAGAAAGTAGAGAAGTTTCAG